CGAAGATGGCGTTCCAGTCCCGGATGCCGGATACAACGCGCTTGATGTTCATAATGCTTCCTCCTCAATAGGGCTGTCCCCGATAATAGACCTTCACGCCTTTGGCGCGGAGCTTTCTGAGCAGCTCCTGCGATGGCGGTCTGTGCTTGAAGTTGATGCTGGCGACATCATCAATCGTCAGCGCACCGTGATACTGCAGTTCCAGATAAGCGCCGTGAGTTACGCCGCACAGCCATTCTCGCACATTGCCAACGTCGCCTTCGCTATTGCGCACGCGCTGGAGAAGGTCGCTGGCAGACATACCGTCACGCCATATGCCTGCAATGGAATTGGTGTTAACCTTACCGGCGATAGCTTCGCCGATGGATGCGGGATACAGGCTGTCGTCCGTCGTATACGTCAGGCGGTCAATAACCCGGTAGCGCTTGAAGCGTACCGTGGTATCGCCGTAGCCAGAGTTGTTGTAGGCCGATATGTCCCGGGAGACCAGATAGCCGTATCGTTCAAAGTCTGCAGGTCGCATGCGACGCACGTCCGAGCCGAAAAGCTGCTCGGTAGCCTGCCTGCGGCTGTCGAAGTCCAGAGCGCCCTGCGAGGTGTTCGTCTGGAACTGATTCTTGAAGCCCTCGGCGATAACGTTCTCCAGATACTCGCTGCGGATGTCCATGCCAAAATCGTGTGCTGCAAACAGCCGTCCCAGCTGCTGGGAAATATACTGCTGCTGCGCAGGCGTCAGATCGCTGAACTCCCGCTGAAGCCAGTGCTGTTCATACTGCGCATAGTTTGCCAGAGAAAGCGGAATCGCATTTCTGTCCTGCTGACCACCGCCACCACCGCCGTGCGAGCGTCCGCCTCGTCCTCCCATACGACATTACCTCTCTTTCAAAGAGAAAGCAAGTTCTTTTGTGAAGGTTTCGTAGTACGGCGCGTGGTGTTCAATATTGCCACTGCACTCATCAGGTACATCGCCGAAGAAGATAATCTTCTCGGGCTGCAGCCGAGTCAGCATTTCGCGATAGCCGTCGATGAACAGCTTTCGGCTGTCCTTGTTCTTCATGGTGCCAACAGAGGAAACGGCGACAGTACCGCCCTCGGGCTCCCCATCAAAGCACCATGAAAAGCTGTCCCTGTCTGCCCAGCTAATCGACGGAATGGTGTTCACGCCGAAGCGCTGCCAATAAGCGCCGAGCTGGTGCTTTCGCCAGTGATTATAGATCTGCACAGCACGGGAGTAGTCAGCAAACAAAGAAAAATCCGGGGTCATGACAGCTTTGAAGTCCCGCAGGAACATAGCGTACCGGGTCGGGTCATTCCATACCCGCAGGAACAGGTAGTCATCTATGAAAAAGTGTACTCCAAGGTTTGAACGGGACTGCTCTTTCAGGGCGTGATTAAAGCGAATCCAGCCGATACGTTCGTCCAGATGCACAGGATGCAGTTTGGGGATGCCGTATTCACCGGCCAGCTCAAACTGCCCCAGATCGAGGTTGTGCCCGTTGCGTTTTACGGATTCAAGTGCCATATCGGCGTTCACCTCCATAGGAAAAGCACAGCACCCACAGGATTTCTCCCATGAGCGCTGTGCAGATTATCAGGCCGCAGTGATGGTCGGCTCGTAGACCGTATCGAGGAATGTCGCGGCCTTCTCGCTGGTAAAGCCATTCTCGCCTTCGTCGGCGACCGCCTGATAGCGACCGTCGTGGGTGCGCTTGATGGCGGTGAATTCGACGTTGCCGGTCTGGCGAGTCACGGTATCGCCTTCCTTGGTCTGGTAAGTTTCCGTGACGGGCTTGGCACGAACCTTGTACAACCACACATAACGGTACTTGCCGTTGCTCTTTTCGCTCTTGAAGCCCACCGCATAATAGGGCGGCTTGTCTGAAGCGGATCGGATCAGGACGCCGTTATCGTCGATGGTGTTGTTCAGGAGCATTTCCTGAATGGCCAGCGGAAGGTCGGCCAGCTTCAGGGAGAAACTCAGTTCCGGGTCGGGATACAGCACATCGAATTCCACATCATCGGCGTACTGGACATCGGGATCGGCGTTTTCAGGCGTAACGGATGCTTCAATCGCACCCGCGACCGCCTGCACAGCGCCATAAGTGCATTCCGCTTCGGTATCTGCCGTCAGCGGCGCAATGACCACGTTTTTAAGACCAATGGTCGAGGAAACCGTGGGAGAAGCAGTAACAGCCATAGGTTTTTACCTCCATATCATTTCTTCAGTTCGTTGAGCAGTCCGTCCCGAATGATGCCGTAGGCTTCGTCCTGCCGGGTATCATAGGCGGGTCGGATATAGGGATGTGCGGGCGCAGGCCCGGGGCCGCCGTGGCCATACTCGACATAGGCAGGATAGTAGTCCTCTTCATCCCAATCCTTGCGGTGAACGCCGATGGTGATATGCTGACCACCCTTGCGGCGGCGTTTCACCTTGCCAATATTGAGAGCGCCATGCAGCTTTCCCTCGATAATCTTGGGATCGCTGCTGGCGTTTGCCTTCATCTGCTGATGGATGGGCTGCGCGGCGGCGGTAAGGATACGCTTTGCCGTGGATGCGCCCTCGTCGTTGGTGTTGAGCCGGTTGGCCATTTTTTCGATCTGACCCGCCAGTTCGGCAAAGCCATCTGTGTTCATGGGCATTAGACCAGCTCCCTCAAGCACCAAGTCCACTGCACGGTAAACTGGCCGGTGGCGGTATCGTAGGCCGGTTGATTGTAGCCCTTGTCCGATTCCTCCACCATGCCAAAGCCTGCGGCGTACATGGCGCTGCGGATTTTGTAGCGCATCTCCGTCGGGTCGATGCCCGACCAGAGATTCAGATACACATAGGTGCGATAGAGCGACGGATGGTCATCCTCATGCGCAGCCTCCGTGGTTGTGGTGGAATACACCACGTACTGATCCGGAGGATTCTGCTGTATGGAGGTCGCCCGCCAGACACCGGCATACACCGGAATACCGATGTCCTTGAGCGCTTCCTGTACCTGCTTCATCCGCTCACACCCTTTGCACGGGAAGCCTTCAAGCCGAGATATGCCTTGGTGAAGGCGTACTCGCCCAGCGTGGAGATTTCCCACTTTTCGCCGTTGAACAGCACCCACATGCCCGGCTTTACGTCTGGGCGGTAGCGGATGGTGAAGTTGACCACCTGCTCGGTGTTCATCACGTCAGCGGCACGATAGTGCTGGTTACCTGCGTCAATGGCAGAAGCCCATACCTTGCACAGGATCACGTCCTTCGGCTCCGGGTAGCCGTTCTCGTTGATGGTGTTCTCCGTGTAGCCAATCTGCACACGGTGGCGAAGATCGCCGGGATGCGGGGTTCCGTCAAACGATTTGTATCCGCGCAACGATCATCACCTCCATCAGAACATTTTGTCAGGATCGCGGTACGGGTAGAGCAGGTTCTCAAAGGCCATGCGCATGGTCACGTAGATTGTGCGGTCGGGGTTGTCGCGGTTCTCATAGTAGTGAGAAACCATCAGGAGAACAGCAAGCCGCACAGGCGGGGCTGCATTGTCACCAAACTCTGTGCGGCAAAAGTCCTCCGCAGCAGCCTGCGCCTGCTGGATGAGATCTTCGATATAATCATCTTCGTCTGCATCCTCAATGCGCAGGTGCTGCTTGACATCATTGGCAGTGAGAATCACGTGGCATCAGGGCTTTCCATCAGACCGGCATTGCGCAGGAGCGCAAGCAGGCGGTTGTAGTCCTCCCGGAGCGCTGCAACCGTGGTCGCCTCGCTGTCCGGCAGGCTGGGAAGCACAACCGGCTCCCCGACGGCGGGAAGGTCGAACAGACCCTCCGCGCCTTCCACGGTGGCACCGGGCAGGAACGTCAGCTTACCGCCGACGACCCACTCATTGCCGCCGTGGGCATGATAGTTGCGGGTGGAATAGCTCATGCAAAAACCTCCTTATCAGGCAGACTTCTGTGCCAGCACCTTAACCGCTTCGGGCAGGATCAGCTTGCCGTCCACACGCTCGGACGCGAGGAAGCCCACCTGACCGGTCGCCGCATACAGCTCGTTCAGGCGCTTGAAGGAGCGACCCTCGCGATCAGCCACCCAATAGTAGCCCAGATCGCCGAACAGGATGCTCTTGGCACCGGCTTCGATGGCGGGCATATATGCAGAGGTGTACACCGGGCGACCCAGCAGCATATCGGGAGCGCCGACGGTAATGCTGGGCTGCCACAGGTAATCACCGCTGCCGCTCTTGAGCTTGCGGAGTGCCTTGACCGTGGAATCGTTGACCACGAAGGACGCACGCTTGCGGTACGGCGCACGCAGGGAGTAGAACAGATCGAAGATCTCGTCCATCGTAATGGCGGTCGCGCTGGCTGCGGTCACGCCGGTCTGCGCACCGCCGGTGGCAGCGAGAATACCCAGCGGCTTGCCGGTGCCGTCACCCGTGAAGAAGGCTTCTTCCTCGGCAGCGCCGATGCGACGGGCAAACTCGCGGGCAATGTAGGACGGCATATCGAACACAGAATCGTTCAGCAGCTCCTCGCTGATCTTGATCATGGTCGCCAGCTTATGAGCGCCGATGGACACCTGACCGAAGGTGTCATCGCTTTCGGGATAAGCGGCTTCCTCATCGATCCAGCTGGCAGTTCCCTTGGACGCGACCACGGGAATCTTGCGGTCGCCGGACTCCGTGGAGATCACGTGTGCCAGCTTGCGGAAGATGTTCTCCTCCTGCAGCGTGTCGATCAGGGTGCGCTCGT